ATAGTGATACGGCGTTTTTGATAAATACCCCCGACGGTTTTAACGAGGTTGGCGAATTTTATATTAAATCGCCAAGACAAATTTATTTAATTAAAACTAAAAGTAATTATAGAACAAAATGTTCTGAGGATCATAAGTTTGAAACTTCTTTAGGATGGAAATTTGCAAAAGACATAACAAAGGAAGATTATATTCTTACAAAGGAGGGGTATAGAAAAGTTAATAAAATTAAGAAATACAAAAAATTAGAGGAAGTATATGATTTTGAGGTACTTCACGATAATCATCGTTATTGGTCGGGCAATGGACTAAGCAGTCATAACACAGGAAAAACGTATTTAGCATGTTCCATTGTTCGTAATGCTCAAGCAATGGATTATTTTCCTATTTATTATGATTCAGAAGGTTCAATAGATGTTGATTTTGTTAAACGCCTGGGAATTGATACTTCAAAATTTCGTATTGAAAACGTAAACACTGTTGAAGAATTTGCCACATTAACTGCAAAATTAAATGAATCTATAAACGAAATTCGTAATCAAGGGAAAATTCCTCCTAAAATTATAGTTGTTCTTGATTCGCTTGGAAACTTATCTTCAATAAAGGAAAAAACTGATACAACATCTGGCTCTGACAAAAGAGACATGACTAAACAACAATCTATTCGTAGAATGTTTAGAGTTATTGGAAATGATTTTGCTAAAAACGGAATCCCGTTCATAATAGCGAATCACACGTATTCATCGATAGGCTCTTATATTCCTGGGCAAACCATATCTGGTGGAGGTGGTGCTCAATTTAATGCATCTATCATATTTATGCTTACAAAATCAAAGTTAACTGATAAAGACTCTGAGGAACATGTTAAAAAACGCGGTATTGATGCCACAAGAATAGGTGTTGTTATTACAGTTACTCCCTATAAACAAAGATTTGCTCGTCCTATTAAAGTTCAGATTCATATCCCATTCTATAAAAAACCAAACCCTTATGTGGGTCTTGAAAAATTTGTTAACTGGGAAACCTGTGGCATTATACGCGGTAACATGATATCTGAAAAAGATTACGCAAAACTTTCAGATGTGGATAAGAAAAAATGTTATGAATTTGAAACTGAAGATGGAAAAATTGCATATGCAATGCCTAAAGACACTGCCAGAAAACTTGTATGCAAACATCTTAAGGGTGAAATTCCTATCTCAGAACTTTATACTGATAAAGTCTTTACACCTGAAATTCTTAAACAACTTGATGACAATATTATAAAGAAAACATTCATGCTTCCAAGCATAGAATCTCTTGAGGACTTAGCAGAGGTATCTGGAGATCTTTTAGACGGGGCTGAAATGGGAGATCCTAACATTGATAATGAAGTTGATATTTCTGAACTTGATAATTTCGAAGTTCCGGAGATATAAACATCTTCTATTTAACAGTTATTTAAGGTCTGGAATAAAACTTCAGACCCTTTTTGATTTATAAAAATAAACCATTTTTATATGAAGCCCCTTGATATATCAAATGTAAAAATTAAAAATCTTATGGGAATTATCGAAGAACCAACCCACGAAGATCTTTTATTTGAAATTGTTTATTTTTTAGACGAAGAACGAAGATATGATCCAGAAACATCACAATTTAAGCCCAAGGAAGCATATTTTAAAACACGAACAAGAATTTTAAAATCCCTTTCAGATGATTTGGATAGGTTGGTTGAAATGGGATACTTAGAACGAGTAAAGTACTCAAATTATCGTGTAGTAAAACATTTATGGGAAAAAGAGATATAAAACAAAATTATTTTAAACAATGAGTGTTACTTCATTTCAGGAACAAGTTTTTTATCATTATATCTTAGGCAATCAAATTTTTCTTAATACGACAAAGCCGGAGTTCTTTATGAATGCAAACATTAGAGAACTTTTTAAAATTGCTAAAACACATGCCTTAAGATATAAAGAAGCTCCTTCAAAGGAACAAATGATTCAATTGGTTCAGTTACAAGGACTAAGTGAAAAATATCCTGATGACCTTATATCATCATTATACAATGCAAAACAACTTTTAACACAATACGGAGATGAATGGTTAGAAGATAACGTAGGTCCCTGGATCCAGGTTCGTAACTTGGATAACGTTATGCGTAAAGCAATTGCGTATATGAAGACAACTGCAGTTACAGCTGATAATGCCGGTGAAGTTGTTGAGAAAATACGTCATATGCTTTCGACAGAAACTGCTATTGACTTTTCGTTTAATCTCGGAACAAGTTTCTTTGACCCAACATCTCACTTACAAACTCGATTGGCAAGGACAACTTCGGGATATAATTACATTGATATATGTACTAAAGGCGGATATTGGAAAGGAATGCTGATGGTCCTTTTTGGGATGCCAAAAGCTGGAAAATCGATGTGGTTGTGTAACTTAGCCGCAAAATCAGTGTTAAATGGGTATAATACAGCATATATAACATTAGAACTTCAAGAAGAATTGGTTCATATGCGTATTGGTGCAAATCTTTTAAACGTGCAATTAGATAATTATGAGAACTTTACAAAAGATCAGGCATTATTAAAACAGAAACTGGGAACACTTAAACAACGCCATTATTTACAACCATTAGGTGAATTGCATGTTAAAGAATTCCCAACAGCATCTGCTTCAGCCAATGATATTTCAGCATACTTGAAAAAAGCCCAAGAAACTTTAGGACTTAAGTTTGATAATGTTTATATTGATTACATTAATATCATGAGAAATTGGAGAAATCCTAATTCAGAAAATACGTATCTTAAGATAAAACAAATTTCTGAAGATATACGTGCAATGGGTCAAGAAAATGATTGGGCGATTATAACCGTGACCCAGACGAATCGGTCAGGCTGGGAAAATGACGATTTGGGATTAGGCTCAATTGCTGAATCTGCAGGACTATTACATACAACAGATATTCTTTTTGGAATTATTACAACTGCTGAAATGAAAGCGGCCGGTGAATATTATCTTAAATGTTTAGCAAATCGTGTCGCAGGATATGAAAATACACGAAAAAAGTTTATAATGGAATGGCCGTATGCTCGAATTGAAGAAGATAGTAATGCACGTATTGAAGATTTGGAATTTTTTATAAATAACTTTCGCTCAGGACAAAAACAACCAAGAGGTCAAGAACAAAACAAAGAACGATCTATAGACATTCATTCTGCTATAAATGCCAATATATCAGCACTTGAACCTCAGGCTTCAGAAAATCCCGATTTTAAAAATATAAACGTTACAGGATCTAATTTATTTTAAATATATAAAACATGAAAAAGGAAGGAACTAAAGCCGAAATGTCGTTTATTGAAGATGAACACGTAGGAGAAGATTTTGGCTCAACGATTAAAGTAGAAGGCAGTGTTTCTCATTTATACGAAGATCAATTAGGAGATAACATTGTTGAAAATAGGATCATAAAAATGTTAGACAATGAAATGTTTGACATTTTTAAATCGTCTATCTATTATGAAAAATATCGTAAACGTAAAAAAGCTGATAGTAATGACAGAGTAAAAATGTATTACTACTTTAAGGAAGAACTTTTAAAGAGACGGCAATTTACAAACATGGAAATTTTTATTGCCTTTGCCGAATTTTTTGATATTAATTACACACAATTGTATTCTGAGATTGGAGTTTTAGATAAAGAAGGTTTGCTTCGTGAATTAAACGATAAATACGGATTGGCAAATAAAATTAAAACAAAAAGATTATTTTAAAAATAAAATATTTTTATGAGTAATTTAAAACAATATAAACTTGATACAGAATACATACCATACAACCGAATATTTTTATTATCAGACTTACACTTTGGCGTTCGTGCAAATTCACTAGAGTGGCTTCAAAATCAAAAATCATTTTTTCAAGATTTTTATATTCCCTATCTTAAGAAAAATTATAAAGAAGGGGACATACTTTTTATTCTTGGTGACTGGTTCGATAATAGGCAATTGCTGGATATTTACGTAATGAATACATCCATAGATATTGTTATCGAATTATCGGAGATATTGCCAGTGTATTTTTTAACAGGGAATCATGATATTTATAAAAAATATAACACAGATGTTAACTCGATAGTGGCATTTCGTCATATTCCTAACGTAAGTATTTATCAAAAACCTACTATTCTTACAAACAATAACAACAAAATATTAATATTGCCTTGGATAGGAAATAAAGAATCTGAAGAAAACTATGCTCGGGCAAACAAATTTGATTATATATTTGCACATTCTGAAATAATGGGTTTTAAATATGATAATGGACGTGAAATTAAATCAACTTCAGTAGACTTTAGAAAATTTCGAAACATTAAAAGAGTTTTTTCAGGACATATACATAAAAGACAAGAATTAGCCAATATCGTGTATATAGGATCTCCGTATCATATGAAACGCAGTGATATTGGAAATACTAAGGGCATATATATTTTTAACCCAAATGAAAATACTTTTGAATTTATTGAAAATAATTATTCTCCCTTATTTCAACGTGTTACTCTTGAGTATATTTTAGATCTTTCTTTAAATAATACTGTAAAACTACTAAACAATAATTACACTGATATTATAGTTCCTGATAAATATGTTCATACATTTAATCTTACTCGATTCTTAGATATAATAAAAGAATGTAAATATAAGAAAATTGAAGCTGCAACTGAAAGAAAAAAGTTTGAAGATGAAATTACTGAACTTGCAGAAGGAGTAGACATAAGAGACATACTTTCATTGCTTGAATTAAGCATTGAAGATTTGGGACATCAAGCTGAGATTCTTGTTAAATTGAAATTAATGAATAGACGCTATTATGAAAGAGCCAGTCGTGAAGATGTCGAATAACAAGATCGATAAAACTGGGGTTTAAATTAATTATATAAAATAAAAAGGATATTGTAATGAAGAAAAAGAAAATAAATGAACCTGTTGGTCGTCCAGTCTTTCCTTCTGAATTTGAATCTGACCCAGATTGTTATGTAATATTTGCAACTAATGGGTTAATGTTAGGAAGAATGATTGCAGCTTCTAAAGGGCAATATTGCGTAGAACATCAAGGAGATCTTGTTATATTTAATGCAAATGTTATAACTAAAACTCATGGGAAGGTTTGGTATGGCGACTTAAATGTAAATTTAGATTTTGATAACTTAAAAAATGTAGCAGATACTATAGGAGAGGATTTATATATTTTAATGGAAGGCGATGCTCGATTTGGTTATGAAAATGCACCTATAGATGAATTAATTGCTAAAGCTAAGGCTGTTATTCGCTGTAAGGTTAAAACAGAAGAAGACAATAAAAACTCTAAAAAGAAAACAAAAAAATCGTAAAAGTATGGCACTAATAATTACTGCTCCCGAAGAAATATATTCGGTGCAAAATAACAAAAATGTTAAAATGTTTTTGGCCGGCGGGATAACAAATTGCCCAGATTGGCAAAGTTATGTTGTCAATGAACTAAAAGACATAGAAAATCTTACGGTTTATACGCCTCGAAGAAAGAATTTTCCTATAAATGATCCTAATGCTGCTGAAGAACAAATTGCGTGGGAATTTCAGCACCTAAAAGAGGCAGATATTCTTTTCTTTTGGTTTTCTAGAGGTTCATTGAATCCCATTGTTTTATATGAATTGGGAATGTGGTGTAATTCAGGTAAAAAACTTGCTTTAATAGGAATTGATCCTGAATATGAAAGAAAACAAGACGTTATCATTCAAACAAAACTTGCAAGACCTCGTGCAGTATTTTTCGATTCATTAGAAAAAATGATCGAAGAAGTAACTTATCTTTTTACAAATATTTTTACAGAGGAGGAAGAAGAGTGAGACAAAGAAAATCAATGAAAATAACATCTAAAAAATATGTAATTTTTCACGATGAAGATTTAGCACAATTCGGAGGTCTTTATATTCCTGAAGAAATTAAAAAGAAAAAGAAAACTTCTTCAATAAAATTGTCTAAAATTTTTCAAAAAAGAAGTTAAAATAAAAATTGTAAAATATGCGTTTGCATAAAATTTCTTGGAGAAATATCGGGCCATTCGGTAATAAACTTCAGACACTTGAACTTCCAGATGAAGGTGGGCTCTGGATGGTGTTAGGGAAGAATGGAAATGGGAAATCATTTTTCGTTAACCTCCCAAAAATTCTTTATTATGGAAAACTAGACAAATTCAAGAAAGATGAAATTGCAAATCGCTTAAATAAACATGGATACATTAAAGGGCTTAATGAAACATCGCCCGGAACTTATGTTACAATTGAACGAAATTTATCACCTTCAAGCCTTACTGTGTGGAAACATACAGAAGACGAGGAACCCAATGATAATAATGATATTGGAAAAGCTGGCATTGTAGATTACCAGACATATATAGACACAGAGGTCACTGGATTGCCCTATCATATCTTCTCGAACATCATATCATTAAGTATTAATGATTTTAAATCTTTTATTTCAATGACCCCTAATGATAAGAGAATCATTATAGATAAATTGTTCGCAATGGATATTATTAACAAGATGAATCAGCTTGTTAAATCCGATTTAAGAGATATGAAATTTAATATGGATGCTTTTGACAGAGATATTATTACAATAAAAAATAATATAGACGTTGCTGTTAAAGAACTTCAAAAACTTCAAGTTAAATTAAACGAAGATAACAGTTCAAAGATTTTAGAATTAGCGGCAAAACTTGAAGAATACAAGCCTAAACTTCAAGAAGGTTATGATAAAAAGAAAGAATGGGAATCAAAGAAAGCAGACATATTAAAATCTCAAACTGTGTTTGTTAGGCAAAAGGCAAAAGTTTCTCAAGAACTACAGCATCTTCGAAATCAAATAAATCTTTATAACCAAGATAAGTGCCCAACTTGTGCTACTCCTTTTGATGATGCAAGATTCGATTTAATTAAAGAACAACTTCAAGAAAATATTAAAACCGAGGAAAAAGAAATCGAATTAATAAAAGAAAATGAACAGAAATACAACATGGCTCTTGAAAATGTTAATCAAGGACTTGTTAAAATAGATAATTTTATTATTCAAATTCAAACATCATATAAACTTGTTGAGGCTGAGTTAACAAAATTAAAATTAAATAAATCTGCAGAATTTGAAAGCATACAAAATATTATATCTGAAAATAAAGAATCATTAATCAAAAAATCAGATGACAAATTAAAATACGATGAAGAATACAAGTATCTTACAGTGTTAGAACAATTGTACTCTGATGCCGGTGTTAAAAAGAAAATTCTTGAAAGTTATTTGCCAACATTGAATAAAGAAATAGAATATACTCTTAATGAACTTCATTTCCCATATCGTCTAATATTTGATTCAGATTTTGAGCCTAATATGTCACATTTAGGAGTTGATATTAGTGTTGATACATTGAGTACGGGTGAAAAGAAAAGAGTAGATCTTGCAGTTTTAATTTCAATCATTAGAATGCTTAAACATAAATATCCTGGACTAAATATATTTATGTTAGACGAGGTTCTTTCCTCTATTGATGGTGATGGCATATATGATATTATAGGATTACTTCAAAAACTTTCGAGAGAAATGGCCATGAACATATTTGTTATTAATTTTAGCCCACTCCCGATTGAACAATTTGACTATAAAATTGAAATACATAAAAATGCAGGATTTAGCGACTTAACAATTGAAAAATTAAACGAAGGAGATTAATTCTCCTTTTTCATTTTTGATATATAAAATAAAATAGTTAATGAGAGCTAAATTCGTAGATAGAAATAACGATACACCATTTGCAACTCATAGCGATCTTAGAAATAATGAAAGAACAGCGCATTATCCGCTAAGTCGTATCCAATACGAAAATTCAGATGATTGGGATTGGGATATACCAATGCCTTGTCCAGCATGTGGAAGAGATACTCATGGAGAATACGAAAGAGGTGTTTGTTATAAATGTGCAGAACAAGGATTTTGGCTTGATAAATTCGGAAGAGTTCATAACTATAGAAGCAGAATTAGACCTGTTAAACAATATGAATCTAAAAAATAAAAGAATATATGAAAAGAATAATGATTGAAGAATCTTTATATGAATTCGCTAAACGTGGAAGACCCAGAAAAAATGCAAAGGGACCTATAAGAAAATCTTATGGTATTGATACAACTGATGCATGGGACGATATTGAAGACGATGAAACAATTGACATGGATGATATAGATGTTGATACATCTGATATGGAAAATGCAGAGGAAATAGCAGTTGAAGATGAAGATGCATTTGATAATAATTTATTTAGAGCATTGAGTAATGAGATTAAAGCGCCTGAATTTTCAAGAAGAACTCTTGTATTTAGGCTAAAAGGAGATCTTTCAAAAATTCAAAATGGTGTTCCTATGGCAAAAATTGGAGATAATGCATTTTTATTTAAGCTTAAAGATGGCAAATTAAAAAAGATCTTTCTTAAAGACATTATTCTTGAAAACAAAAATATTTCTAATAGAGCTCGTATGGTATTTGAAGATTATGATGATACAGACGTAAAAGAATCTCGTAGGTTTGATCCTCAAACAGATGAAGAAATTCCTGAACATGACTGTTCAAGATACATAAATAGACATGGGCAATGTATGTACTGTGGAAAATGGGTTGAATCTGAGGATGAAGATTTTGAAATTTAAAATAAAAATATAAGCATGAATCACTACTTAAAACATTTTATTGCTGGAGCAATTATATCTTTAATTACTCTTGTATTTTTTGTATTATTTGTTCATGTTCCTGTCTATGGATGGGATGCTGGAGTAGCTGCAATACTTACTGTTGCTGCAGGTGCAGGAAAGGAAGTTATATGGGATAAATGGCTTAAAAGAGGAACTCCCGATTACTATGATTTTTTCTACACTATATGTGGGGGTTGGGCCACGATATTTCTTTGGAAAATTATTGAATTATTTTTCATATGAAATTAGTCAGAGAACATTTGAATGAAAAGAAACAAGAATCATATACGATGGATGATCTTTCGTATGAATTCATTACCGATATTCTTAAATTAGGAACAATGGATAATCTTTTCATTAAATTTCTCGAAAAGAAAAAAATAAATCAAAATTATTTAACGGATCTTATGAAAGCTGTAATTAAACGAATTGAAAATAAATGGATATAAAATGAAAGCAAAATTTGTAAATGAGAATTCTTATGATAGAATGACGCCTGCCGATTATGGATTTGAAGCAGCAAGAAAAGAAGGATATGATGATCAAGTGTATGCACTTTTAAAAATACAAGATTATAGTACTGGAAATAAACCTAAAGTTTCTATAGAAGCAATGGGTTCAAGAGAAGATATTGTAAATTTTAAAAAAGAATTAGAAAACAGAAACAAAAGACGTAATTATTCAGTACAATACTATTACTCAATCCAAAGAGTCCCAAAAATACTTTAAAGAATATGAAATTAAAAAGGCTTAAGAAAACTTAAGCCTTTTGTTGTCATAAAATTTAAAATAAAATATAAATGACAATTGAACAAATTAAGCTAAAACTTGAAGAATTTCGAACAATTTTTCTTGGTAAAAATTTTGTTTGGCGAAAAGGACAACAAGATGTAATAATAGAAGTTATTAAGACTTACTTTGATAAATCCAAGAATGTTGTAATAATAGATGCCCCAGTGGGTAGTGGTAAATCATTAATTGGTATGGCTGTTGCTTGGATTCTTAACGAACAAAAGCTTAAAGGATACATTCTTGCATCTGATTTATCTCTTCAAGAACAATATGAAAAAGATTTTGATCGTTTTAATTTACACTGGGGTTCAATAAAAGGTGTGGATAATTATCTCTGCATTGACAATATGGAAAAAAATTCCTTAGGAACTTGTAGAATTCGAAATAAACCCCCACGCACTATGCCTTGTTATGATTCATGTCCCTATTTTGTGGTTAGAGATTTAGCCTCAAAATCGCCTACAGCATTATTAAATTATGCATATTGGTTGATCATGCAAAATTATGTTAATAAAACTATTGATGAGCCTTTATTTCCGCCAAGACATTTTACGATATGTGATGAAGGGCATAAAATTCTTGACATAATTCAAAACCATTATTCCCCAAGATTTGATCCTAAAACAACTGAAAAACTTGAGAAATTAACCGAATTTTTTGCAGTTTTTAAAGTTAAAGATCATTATATAGATTATAGAAATATTCAACGATGTATTGAAAAATTATTTAAAACAGAAAATCAAGATAAACTTCACGAGATACTTTTAGAAATAGAAGAATCATTTGAAGAATATCTTCCATCCATAGAAACATTAAAGACAAAGGTTAATGATGATTATCCTGATACTGATCCTCCAAAGGAATGGAGAGAAGCCCTTTGGTTATCAGACTGGTTAAAAGATTTGCATTGTAAAGTTGAAGACTTTAATGAAATTATAGACAAAACTTCAGTAAGAAATATTGTTAAAAACCCTACAGGTGAAAATGAATTAACATTTAATTGTCTTCAGGAATCTTATATGATGCATAAGTATTTTCACCAATGGACGGGTTTTACAATTTTAATGAGTGCTACATTTGCAGACCCTACAAAATATTTAAAAAGCATTGCGCTTAAAGATGCTAAGTATATAAAAATGGAATCGACTTTTGACTTCTCAAAATCACCAATATATTTTTATAATCAAAGAAGAATGACTTATAATCAAATAGACGAAAATCTTCCTTGGTTATTCAGTAAAATAAATGAAATTCTTGAACATCATCATAATCAAAATGGTGTTATACATACTGCATCTTATGACTTAGCGCTTAAAATATTTGTAGGACTCAGTAATAAAAATAAGAAAAGAATACTTGTGTATAATGGTTCTGAAGAAAAAAGGCAAGTACTTGAAATATTAAAAAGAAATAAAAATAAAGTAATAATGGGTCCATCATTACTTGAGGGATTAGATTTAAAAGATGATTGGTCTCGTTTTCAAATATTTGCTAAAGTTCCTTATTTATCTTTAAGCGATAAATTTGTTGCTACAAAACTTAAAATTGATCCCGATTGGTACCGGTGGAAAGCGATAATTAACGTACTCCAGGGCAGCGGTCGTTCTGTAAGAAGTGAAACAGATTGGGCTATTACATATATGCTTGATGGTGCATTAGCAGATTTAATTCATAATAATAGAAAAGCCTTTCCTCCCGAATTCATGAAAAGAATAGTGGTTGTTGAATAGTAATGAATAAATAAAATAAACGCTAAAATAAATTCATGGCATTACATAACAGATATAATAACGAAAATATACTTGTTCGTGCAGTTATTGCCGGATTGCTTAATATTCTTAATAACAAGATTACATATGAACAAGTGTGGTCTAATGAAGATATTGAAACAGTAGAAGTTCCATGGTATTATAACATGTCAGGCGATGAAAGATTCATGCAAGATTTTTATACACATTATGGAGATTGTATAGCCCCTAAACCCGCAGATGGAAATTTTGACATGATACCTCGAGGTGTAATCACTTATACTGGTTCTGAGATTGATTCTGCTCGAACAACTTCTCGTTATGTTCAGGCAAATTTCCTTAAAGAAGTTAATGGACAATTACAATCTTTTAGGGCATTTCTTTATCTTATCCCTCTTAACGTAAATTTTGATTGTGAGATTTGGCTAGATACGCAAATAACCGGATTAAAAGTCGAACAAATGATAAGAGAGGTTTTCTACAAAACTATCACATTTTATATTTTCTATAAAGGACTAAGAATGGGTTGTTCAGTAGGATTCCCAGAAAGTGTTACACTTGAGAAAAATATTAATTATTCGTTTGAACAAGATAACAAAATAAAACTTACATTTAATTTACAAGTTGAAGCCTATCAACCGGTGTTTGACAACACAACTGAAGTTGAAGCAGATTCTTACATGAAAGGAATTGGATACAGATTAGTAGATAAAAAAGACTTAGATAATGATGGCGAAATAATTATTACTACAGATTACAACAATAAGATTGTTCCTAAAGGCATACCACTTGTAATTGAATGGGACTATAAACAAGAGAATGCTGTCATTAATAGAGTAGATGTTGCATGGACTTTAACAACGGACAATGTAAAAACCAATATCGAAAAGGGTGTAATTAATCATGAATATTATGTCTGGAATATCCCTGATACATTTACAAGTTTTAAGCCTCCTCAAATAATATGGGACACGGAATCAGCAGTTAAAGCATATAGAGAACCTGTAATTAGAATAGCGCCTAATATATCTACAGGAGAAATTGATACTTTATCATTTTATGTTGTTGATAGTGGCTATTTTGTATCTCCAATGGCAGATACTTCTATAAATGCTATATTAGAAATGAGAGACACGAATAACAGAGTTGTGTATTCAGGAGATGCATCATTATATTTTAATATTGTTGATTACCAGATAGATGAAAATGATCCTGTTACGTTACCTTATGGGAACATTATTTATCCGGGGAATATTGATTACAAGACAATTAACTTATATGTAATTAATTCAGTAGTGGGGCATAGCGTATCATTATCCCCTTCTGATAATACGCAACCTTACGGGGTTATAACGAATTTAACTATTGTATAAGATTTGGATAAAATTTTCGAAAATATTAAAATATATAAATAAAATTAATATCATTAAATCAAATAATTATGTGGCTATGATAGCAAAAATTAATGAATTAAAGACAAAAACGTCTATAAATGAAGTTAAAACATTATGCGAAACAGCAATTAGCGCAATTAGTTCCGCAATTTATAATGGAGTTACATTTGACGCTCAACATGAAATTGAAAGAGTTGCATTATATAACCTATTTGAAGGATTAAATAAATATGCTTCCAATTCTTATATTAAAGAATGGGTTGATAACCAAAAACGAATATATAGTGTTAAAAATTTAGGCGTTAGAACTGCAGTAAATAGATTAATCGAAAATGAATCTCGTTTTGACCCAACATTATCAATAGTTCTTGAAAATTTTCGAAATAAGGTTGAACAAAATATACCGGAAGTTCTTCTTTATGAAGAATTTATTTCTGCATTATCGGGCTTTAATTACTTACCAGCAGTTAACACAGAATTAAATGCTGTTGCTAGCCGTGTTGATCAGTATAAGAATGATGTTGATATTTCAAAGATAATTGCTACTATGGCAGAAACAAGAAGCAGTTATTTACTTCCTGTTATTGAGGATGTAGTTGAAAACTATCTTAATAAGAAAACTGAACAAAATAAGAGTTCTCTTAAAGAAACTCTTATTAAATTTAGTTATGATCCTTTTATTAGAGACATTTTAAACATTGTAACTCTTGATGCTACACAGCTACAATTAGAATATAATAACGCACAGTGTGATATTGATGATAAACTTTTTTCACCTATTCTTTATTTAGGTGAAAATGAAGCTCTTTTTAATGTTCGTGGTTCTTACTATGTTAAAAAAGGAAACAATGTGCACAAGATTAAAAACGCTGATGTAAATAAACTTGATGAATCTTTCAGAGCACTTTGTGATATTATTAATCTTCCAAACGTAGAAATTTCTAAAAAAGACATTAAAGTTTATATTGGCAATAGAGAAGCAGAATTAACTGAGAATAAAACTATAATCGACGGGCAAGAATTTTCAGCTAAACAAATAAATGAATCTGTTAAAGTTGCCGAATGGACAGGCGATGTTGAATTCTTTAAGATGATAAATTTACTTAGAGAAAATTTTGATGAAATTGCAGAACTTGATTTTGTTAAAAGAGTTTATCTTAAAGAAAATGCAAATCATGCTGCTGACATATTCAAATTAAGAGATAACATTTTTATCACCACATTTGATCCTGTTAATGATAAGACAACATTCTATCGTAATATTAATCCTATTCAGGCTGAAAAGATCATGATGGAACATATGAGATATGATGTTTCTAAGACGTTTGAAGATATTCTTCCTAACAAAGAAAAAATATTGAATGAAATCAATGAAACCAAACAAGAATACAATAATTATATTTCTGAGTTACGAGGAAAGATAGATTTATTTTCAACGTATGGTCCTGAACATTTTGTTGCATCAGAAGTAATTAAATCACTTCAAGAAGAATTAACAGAAGTTAAAGAAGAATATAAAAAATATCTTAATGAAATAGAATCATTTACAAGCGTAACTGAAAATTTAAACATAACTGTTCAAGATGACCAAACAGGAAAATCATATACAGTTGTAGTTCCTACAGGTGCTATGGCAGCTAAAGGTTCTGGAACTCAAAATGAACCTGGAACTGATGCTGAAGGGGATGAATTCGGGACTACAGTAGGAAAATCAAGTATAACTGATCCTGTTGCAGGAGGTCCAGCTTCTACGGTTACATTTGATGATGATCAAACTGAATTACTAAGTGACATGCCTTCATCCGAAGAAGACAAAGTAGATCTTGATGCAGATGAATTGGAGGCTTATGCTGATAAAGTTGATGCTGAAGCTGAACTTGAAAAACCCGAAATGCCTAAAGGTGAGGAAGAATTCGGAGATGAAGAAGGAACTACAGAATTAGAACTTGATAATGAAACTGAAGAAGAAATTCCAGCTGAAGATGAAGAAGATAAGAAAGAAGAAACTGTAGGCGCACCTAATAAAAACTTAGAAAGAACAGCTTTTGATAAAGACAAGAATCCTAATGATTTAAATGAGCCTAAAAAAGTTAAAAAAGTATTTCTTAAGAGACCCAAACAAACAAAATAAAAACTAAATCTTTACCGTTATGTTAAAATTTAATAAACAAGAAATATACCTTATATTTGAAGGACTTAAGTGTTTAATGAATACTAAAAAATATTCACATAAAGATATAATGCCTCTAGTAAATAAAATGCTTGAAACCGGAAAAATTGATACTTCTCGACAAGATGCATTCAAAATTCCCGAATCAGTTAATGAAGAGCTACAATTACATGACAAAGTTAAATATGATAAGCAAACCGGGTTTATTACAGGAGAAATAAACGGAAAATTTATTGTAATGATTCAGGGAAGAACCTACCTCGTAGATCCCAAAGAACTTAAGGAATATTCACCTAAGCCCGAAATAACAACTAAACCTCATATGAAATTTGATGAAGAAACACAAAAACTTCTCTTTGAACAGTATGTTAAATGCGGAATTCATCAGGGCAACATTCCAGTAAAAACAAACAGATGCTTTGTTAGATATGATCAATGGGAAAATGCAAGAGAAGATCAGCAAGTAAGAGTAAGCGTTGAAGGCATAGTTACATACGTGCCTAAAAATAAAATCGTAATATATGAAAATGTTAACGATTTTGCTAATCCTGAAAATTATGTTCCTGGGGTATTGATTGATCAAGTTACAGAAGAAGCTACACAAAATATTTTAGTTAATGTTATTGACTATACATCTGCGTTAGGTGATGCTGATAGTATAAGAATAATCATACAAAATGATATGGGAGAGCAAGAATTTCAAACTGCTCCTAAATCAATGGTAAGAACGTTATCAATTTAAAATTATGGCAACAAAGAAAAATATCACACCTACGTCATCGCCAGGGTTTTTAAAACCTATAAAATCGCTTTTAGATAATATTAAAAACGTATGGGGATATTTTATGACTGTTGTTGCAATAGGAACATTTGTTTGGACATTAGGAGTTAAATCTGAAAGAAAAAGCGTAGATACTGCTAATCTTAAAAATGCTGTAGAATCATTAAAAGAAAACAGCAAAAAAATAGATACGTTAATTATTATAATTAATGATATTAAAAGTTCTCAGGCAAATTTAGTTGAAGGACAAAATTCTTTACGGGATTCATATGTAAAATATTTGGTTAATGATCCAAAATTAACTAAAAAAGATTTTATGGAATACATGCAAGGGCTTGAATTTCAAATTGAGATGCCAAATATTCCCGAGATTACAAAATCGACTAACGATACAATAGAATATAAGCCAAAGATTACAGTTAAAAAGGCTGGTTCTAATATAAAATAATCAGTTAAGTTCACAAAAATTAAAAGCGTGTTAAAACTTATCACGCTTTTGTTATATAAATTAAAAATTATATAAATTTTAACTTTATGGCAACAAATCATTATGTTAAAAACTCTGAATTACGGGAAGAAATAATACGATGTAAAAAGAATGATGTTTTATCAGAAGAAGCTATTAACATGTTTATAATCCTTGCTAAAAAATACTCCAATAAATATCAATATATGTATGAAGAAGATAGAGAAGATTGCATTTCATTTGCAGTTATGGACTGTTATCTTTATTGGAGAGGTTATGATCCTGAAAGATCACAAAATGCATTTGCCTATTACACTCAAATAGTCAAAAATGGATTCGCTAAAGGTTGGCGTAGATTATACGGGAATTTACCTAAATCACGTAAAATATCTCTTTCAACTAACAATATATATAACATATAAATGGCTTTTAATGAATCATATAAGCATTGGCATAAACCGGATATGTCTCCTAATGCTAAAACACAACAAGGATATTATAAGCTTCAAAACCCGCAAAAATATCTGGGCAATCCATCTCTTGTAATATATCGTTCTTCTTGGGAACATTCGTTTTGCCGTTGGTGTGATTTTTCTCCTTCTGTTTTACGTTGGAGTTCAGAACCCATAAGAATTCCATATTATGATAGAATCTCCAAACTTGAGGAATGTAAAAAACAAGGCTTAGATCCTAACAATCCAAAAAATTGGGTTGTTAAATATTATAATACAGATTATTGGATTGAAGTTGATAAAGGCGATGGTGAAATACAGAGAATGTTTATTGAAATAAAACCTTCAGGAAAATTAAAAAAACCTATCCCACCAAATGCAAATGCACCTCTTAAAGAAATTAGAAAATTTAACAACGATGCTAAAGAATACTTGATAAATGAAGCTAAATGGGCTGCAATGAATGCATGGGCAGAAAAAAGTAATGCTAAATTTTATGTCTTTACAGAGCATACGTTAGAAAAACTTATAGGTCGATTTTGGCCAGCGAATAACAGATAATGAAATCGCCTAAAGAATTACATGAAATATATAAGCGAATCGATGATATCGAAAAAGTTGCTTATGAAAGATTAATAGAAAATTACTTACGACTTGAATTAAAGGGTGATCATAAATTAATTGATATAGACTCAACTGATCAAGAATCTTTAATAGCTCGTGCTAATCGTGGGTTGCCTATCCCAGGAATGATTTATATTTTTATCAATGTTGATGAAAATAATCTAGTTGAATTAGAAAATTTTAAAACAGGAAAACAAGTTACTTTTCATGATTTTACTCCAATAGTTTTTTGCACTTCTTTTAACCCGACAACAAAGTTAATTAAAGGCATTAACATGAATATTTTGCCACCTTCAGAAAGATTAAAGTTTCTTCAAGTGTATTATGAATATTATAAAAACTTTTTTCAAAAAATAGAAGAAAAAACTCAAAACAATAAATTAGCTGTTAATTATACATATATTATGGCTACAATACTTGGTAAGAATCCTCAACTTTTTGAGATATTTAATAAAAAATATAACACTTTATTCGAGTTTGGTTATCGATCATACTATTTAAGAAATGTAAGAAAATTTAGAATGATTGAATACGAGGAATGGAAATATATCCCGTTCTTAACACCTTCTTATGCGTTTAAAAGAATTAATTTAGAAATACTTTATCAAATGTATTGGGACAATCGAAATAACAAAGAATAAAAACCATAATTATATTGTTAAATATAAATATATAAATAAATAAAAGTAATTATTGTGGCTGGAATATTTTCATTACGCAATTTAGATAGAGGCTCCCGAGGATTTTTAGATAATTTACAAAGAAATATTCGTTATCTTTCTGTGCTAGGAATGAAATGGGATCAAAATCTCATTAAACAATCCAAGTCTATCGGAATATCTGAAATTCAAGAAGATTCAATGTATAGCCTATATGGTCAACCTCAAATGGCCGCAGGCAGAGATATTGGACAAACAGAATTTATTGCTTTTTATGACAAAGAATATCCGACAAGAAGAGACTTCTTAAGAAGATTTGCAATGAATGGTGAAATAGAATACGTTTTAGATGTTATTGCCGATGAAACTATTATCCAAGATGATGCTAACTTTTTTGCATATCCAAATACGCAAAAGCTTAAATCTGTTTTAAAAGCTGAAAAGGCTAAAGAAATTGTAGATGATTTAAATGAATCATTTAAAAGAGTTTATTATGCATTTGGATTTAATCAAGGACATGCTGCTTGGCACTATTGTAAAAAATTTCTTATTGACGGATTTCTTGCCTTTGAAATAATTTATGACGGAGAAGGAGATGAAGATGCAAAAAACATTTTAGGATTTAAAGAATTAGATCCCGTTACATTAGAACCTGAATTACGAATAGATGAAGAAGAAAATGAATATCGGGTTTGGGTTCAATTCAGAGGAGACGCAAAAAGACAAAGAGAATTAGTTGATGGTAATGTAATTTATATCTCATGGGCACGAAATAATTTTATTTCAAGATTATCTTACGTAGAAAGATTGGTTAGATCTTTTAACATGCTAAGAACAATGGAAAATTCCCGTATTATATGGAACATTATTAATTCACAACACAGAATGAAAATAGTTGTTCCTATAGGTACACAATCTGAAGTTAAAGCTCGTACAAGATTATCAGAACTTAGAGGAATATATAAAGAAGATGTTAACATCGATTATGATAGCGGTGAAATAACTATAAATGGACAACCTAACTTTTCATTTGCAAAACAATATATTATTCCTTCTAAAGAAGGAAGCCAAACTGAAATAGATTCTTTTGCCCCAGCGGGATATGATCTTTCAGATACAAATGCGTTGGGGTATTTCTGGAAACGGTTTATCATTGAAACGAAAATTCCAAAGGATAGGTTTTCTTCTATAAGTGGTGAAGATGCAACATCAGCATGGAATTCCGGAGGAGATAGTATTGCAAGAGAGGAAATACGTTTCAATTATTTTATTAATAGAATTCGTACAATTTTACAGGAAATATTACACAAACCGATGTGGATTCAATTTTGTTTGAAACATCCCGAATTTGCAAAAGATAAAGCCTTGAAAGGCGCAATAGGCATTCAATTTATTGAAGAAAACTTATTTACTGAAGCTAAGAAAAGAGATATAATTTCAAAAGGCGCAGATATAGTTGAAAAGCTTATGAACATTAGACAGCCTGAAGTAGATGATGAAGGAAAAATTACAATGGATGGAATGTACTTTGATCCAAAATTCTTAGTTGAGAAATATATGAACTTTACAGAAGAAGATCTTAAACTTAATGCAAAATACAAAAAGGAAAGAAGAGAACAACTTTCTCGTATTGCAGATGCAGTTAAAAGATTAAATAAAAGCGATGAAGGCGAAAGTGGTGGTGGCTTTGGAGGAGGTTCTGATTTTGGAGGAGGCCCAGACATGGATCTTGGAGGAGGAGCTCCTGAAGAACCAGGAATGGAAGAAATGCCTGATGCAGATAGCGACTTAGGAATTTAATTTTATGTTTAACTTAAATAAATCAAAACAAACACTATGAAAACAGTACTATTTATTACGTTAGGAGTAATAGCATTAATTCTTATTATTGGGTTAATTCAGCGTAGTCGTAGAAAAAGAATCGTTATACCTGAACCAATAAATGATAAGCAAATTTTAGATCCTACTAATTTTGGAGGTTCACAAATCAGTAATGAACCTACGCAAAATGAATTTCCAGTTACTCCCGAGAAACCGGAAGAAGAACAAGTATCTATGAAAATTAAAGAAGAACCTCATATTGAAAAAGAAGATTTAAAAACTGATGAAAGTCTTCCTAAGGAAAAGCCTGCACCTAAGAAAAAGGCTCCGGCGAAAAAAACGTCAACAGAAAAAGTGCCAGCAAAAAAAGCTCCAGTGAAGAAAACTACACCTAAGAAGCCTTCTACTGAAAAGAAAGCAACTACTGCAAAAAAGACGCAAACAAAACAAAAATAAAATTCTATTAATTATGAAAGATTTTTTTAAAAAACTTTGGACTAAAATTAAAAATTGGGCCATTGAAACAGCATGGCCATGGTTAAAGAAGGGTTGGATGCATTTAGTTAACATTATTATTGTGGCTATAGCATATGGAAAACTGTATGATACATTGCCTGCTGTTGCAGCGCTTGTAGGATTTTGGTTATTTATTCTTTTAGCTTATTACATTTTCTGGAAATTTTTTGGCTTTGATAAAGTATGGAAAAATTTTATTGAAGAAAAAAGAAAAAAGAATAAAATTTAACTATAAATTAACAAAGTTAAAGTATCAAAATTGATTTTTGGTATTATATTTAAGATATTGAGACACTCCGAAAGGATAGTTAGAGAGTAGGTATGTAAGACGCGGGTTCGATTCCCGCCATCTCCACGATTCTTTTCCGTTGGAAAGGAACTTATAAAGGCTTTGATGATTGAGCCAGCTAATCAATCATAAATGGGGATGACTTGGCTTTGATTGCATACTAAGGGTAATAGCGAACATCTCAAGACGCAATTAAACGGCGAACAGTTTAAAGAGTATCGTATGGCAGCTTAAGAAGTTTGTATACGACAAATGAAAAAAAGGGTGGAATTAATTCCACCCTTTTAAATTAAACATAATTTATGTATGTCTAAGCATTATTATAATTATTTCTATCGAGTAGTAAATTTAATTACAGAAAACTTTTATTATGGGGTACATAAAACTTCGAACTTAAACGACATGTATATGGGTTCGGGCAAATACATTAAAAATGCAATTAAAAAATATGGAAAAGAAAATTTTAAAAGAGAAATTTTAAAATTTTTTAATACATTTGAAGAAGCATTGGATTATGAAGCAAAAATTGTAAATGATAATGTTTTAAACGACCCCAAATGTTATAATTTAAAAATAGGAGGCAAAGGCGGCTCAGCAAAGGGCAGGATTTCTCCTATGAAAAATAAACATCATTCTGAAATTACTCGAAAAAAAATTAGTAATAGCGAAAAAGGAATATCAAAAAATAAGGGTATGCGCATGTCAGACATTACTAAAAGAAAGATTAGTCTTAATAATGGTATGCGTAATAATGGCTATTTAGTTTCAGGAAATAAAAATGGCATGTTTAATAAAACTAAGGAAAAAAATCCGAATTATAATACAATTTGGATATACAATAAAGATTTAAACTATACAAAAAGAATAGATAAAACTTTATTAGATGAATATCTTTTAAAGGGATGGGTAAAAGGGAGAAAAACTAAAGCTACCTAAGTGCCGGCTTTTTTTATCTTTTTTCATAGAAGTAAAGAATATATAAATAAAATAAATGTTAAAGATATGAAGGCTAGAACAATCAATGAACACGACTGGGACGATGAAAGATATGAAGGCGAAGACGGCCCTTTTATCAAAGATGATGGCTGGGATGAAGATGCTCTTGAAGAAGTAGGATTAATAGATTGGATGGAAAATGTGCAGCGCCTTCAATACGAAATTCTTAATGCTAGAAGAGGTTCTTACGGCATTAGCGGAACAACAGCAGAATATCTTGTTGGTGATCTAGAGGAATTAAAACGAAGTCTAGAAGCTATAATAGAAAATATACAAGACGAACTTTAAATATTAATATTAAAGCATAAGAATATATAAAATAAAACCATACTTATGAAAGCAGGTAATTTCAACATTAATGATTATTTAGAAAAACTTTATGAAGATGCACTTCCTATGATGGATGGGGGAGAAGGATTAACAAATGCCGATGGTCTTATTATTCCAGATGAAAATAAGAAATCTTATGATTGGCTTAAAAAAGAATATCAAAAGAGCCAAACAGAAATTAAAGTTGAAATTAAAATGGGTGATGCCAAGTTTGATCCAAGATATGACCTACAAACGGACCTTGATTCCGTAAAAGAATTTAAACCTGGAATGTATGGGGAAATTAAAACTAAAGACACACCTGATACAAAAGATCAAAATTCTACGGGAAAATCAAGTCTTGACCCAAAGAAAAATAGCGCATCATTTACAAAGGAAGAAGGCGAAAAAGATAAATCTGATGAAACTGTTGAAAATAAATCTAATATAAATAAAAAATCATCTGTATCATTAGATAAGAATAAAGACGAAAAAGAAGAAAAGAAACAACCTTTGGATGATAATACTAAAGTTAAGAAGATTGATCTTAAAACCAAAAAATAATGAAGAAAGATAATCTATTAGCAGATTATTTGAATAACGCTAAGGAAAATTCATTGCCTGAAGAAGACATAGCTCAAATGTCAGAAAAAACGTGGCCTGAACTTTTAACATTAAATTTAACATCATTTTTATTGCTTGTTACTCGTTCAGTCGTGTTTGGTTATTCATTAAAAATATTATTTGGCACAAACTGGGCTTTTATTGAAACGATATGTATAGGTTTAGGAATTGTATTTATATTTTCTTATTTAACAAATATTTTATCAATCTTTAAAAAATAAACAAATGTCGGCAAAAATAATCTGTCTAGAAGGACTTGACTCTAGCGGAAAATCTACGCAAGTTATTTTATTGACTAATTATTTAGATAAACATAGATTATCATATAGGTTTATTCATTTTCCTACATATGATAAAACCGTTGCAGGAAAAGTCATATCATCTTTTCTTTGTGGTGATCTCGGCGATATAAACGAAGTTGACCCAGTATTTGTGGCTAATATTTATGCAATGGACAGATATCTTTATCTTTCAAAAATAAATGACATACTTGATAAATATGATGTTTTAATTTTAGATAGATACGTATTTTCAAATATGGCATATCAAGGAGCGAAAGCAAAAACTGATTCACATACAAAAGAATTAAGAGATTGGATATATAATTTTGAGTTTAATTTTTTAAAACTTCCTTATCCCGATTTAACTATCTTTTTTGATGTTCCTATTAAAATTATCAAACAAAGATTAGAAACTCGGCGAACCGGAACTGATAGAGAATATCTTAAAGGAAAGGAAGACATTCATGAAAAAGACATAAAATTTCAATCAAAGGTTAGAGATAACTATTTAGCATTAAAGGGCTACAGTAAGTATGTGATAATACCGACAAAGACGCTGTCTCCTGATAAAATTTTTAATAAGTATGAAAATTATTTATCATTTGTTTTAAATGTTTAAAAATAAGAGTATGGCATACACGTACCCGAATAAACCGAACTCCGAAAAAAATAAAATCAATGAATATATTTCTGATTATGCAGAAAATAAAGTTCTGTATGATTTAATGAAAAAACATTCGCCGTATCATGTAAAAATAATAGAAGACATTTCTGACAATTGGTTTATTCAAATTTTATTCTATAAACGAGGAACAGGGGTTATTGTAGATAAGCATTCTATTATTCGACCGGATTTAAAGACATGGATAAGCTATTTAGAATCTTTGGGATATAAAATTGTTAATTAATTTTTATTTAACAGATAAAAAGTATCAAAAACGTCTTTTTGGTTTATATTTATATAAAAACTTTTGAATATTCAATAAATATAATTAAATAATTTTTTAAACTAAAATAAGTTAATTTATGGCAAATAACGTTACAAATCCTATGGATCAAGCACTTACAGTTGATTCAACGCAAAAAATTGAAACTAAAGCATACGTTCCAACGTATCGAATTAAACCCGAATTTAGAAAAGCTATCCTACAAGCTATTGGGGATATGCCCTTTAACCAGATTGCAGGCCTTATTAATGCAATTGATGTTGAAACAATAGATCATCAGACATTGACTCAAATTGTTAACGCACTTGGGCAATTTCCCTTTGTAAGAGTAGAAAATCTTATGAAAAACATCAGTTCGTACGTACAACAGGTTATTGATGACGATTAAAAACACATATAAACATTAAAACACGTATAAACAAAAATAAACATTTTTTACATTTTTTATTTATGGCTAAAGACACAAGTATTCAAACGTTAGCATTGAATTTTATAAAAAACAAAAATAACGAAAATTTTTCAAATCTTATTAAACGTCTTAAGCCCGGTCTTTTTTCTTTTGTGTACAATTTTGTAAAAGATAAAGATCTTGCAAATGATGTTGTTTCGCAAACTATCATTTTGATGTGGCAAAAAATTGATCAATACAATCATAAGTACAATTTTTCAACATGGGTTTATGCAATTGCAAAAAATGAATCGTTAGGTGCTATAAGACAAAAGAATAAAGTTTTGTCTTATGATAAGTACATGAATAATCATTCTCGTTTACTTCAGTTATATAATCCCGTTTTTAACATGAATACTGAAGTAATAGGCCCGGTTGGAGAAGAACTTACACGAAAATTATTTGACGCCTCATTAGCTGTCATTAATGAATTAAAAGAGCCATATCGTACAGTTATGTTAGAAAGAGAAATTAAGCAAAAACAACTTAATGACATAGCAAATGATTTAGGATGGAATTTATCAACTGTTAAAACAAGATTACGTAAAGGACGAAAGGATGTAGCAGAAGTTTTATATAAAAAATATCCTGATTTAGTGGATTCGTATCTTGGAAATGAAACTTAAAACTGATATGTTTAATTTTTTAAAACCAAAAAACTGGGGTATCGTTAAAGTATATCGAGATCTTGAGAATTTTGCTGATTGGAAAAGAACTGTTCGTAGAGAAGAGGCTAATCCTAATTCAAAATTTTCTAAATGGAATATGCAACGAACAGCCTTCTATGACATTTATGTGATCATTAATCTTGAGGAAGAAGATTATAATTTACCAGAAGTTGTTAAACGAACAAAAATTCTTGAATCATTATCTCCGATTAATAGATATTTAGATGAAGATTTAGGATTTGCTGAATGCTTAGACATTGAATTTAACCAATTTGAAGACGAAAAGGGTGTATTAACGTTATCTTATCTTATTTTATATAGATTTAGATTTGAAAAATTTTCTTTAAAATGGATTATTAAATCATTAATTATTTTAGGCGTTATAATTTTCTTCATTGTAAGATTTGATCTGATACAACAATTTATATCTTGGGTCGTAAGTATTTTTTAAATAATGTTTCAGTTTGATAAAGAAAATATACGTTGGATAAAAGATGAACGTGGATTACCATCTTGCTATTATAGAATAAAAATCCCAAGTGTTAGCACTATTTTATCAGAAATGGTTCCTGATCCAGACTTTGAACAATGGGTTCTACGTATAGGAAAAGAAAAGGCCGAACAGATAATGACCGTAGCGGCCAATCGGGGTTCATCCATGCATCTTTTTATTGAAAACTTTATAATCCATTACCATCAAACTAAAGATGTTTCTAAGGCCCTAAAATACACACAGGAGGAAAGCCCTAAAAATCTTATAACTGAAAACATTCCTGCTGTAAAAATTGAAGAAGGGCGTGATTTATTTTACAAGTTTTATTATTCAGATTATGCCCAACAATTTTCTGAGATGATAGCAGTAGAAATGGGAATATTTTCAGCATCATTATTTTATCGAGGAAAATTAGATATTTTATATAAAGATAGAAATTTTGGATTGTCTCTCACAGACTTTAAATCATCTAATGGGAAAATTAAAAAAGGAAGCGTTAAAGAACTTAAATATAAACTTCAACTTGGAGGTTATGCTTTAGCTCTTGATGAAATGTATAAAGAAAAGAACATTATAATTAACAGGGCATCAATACTTTGTGTTGATAAACAAAGCGATATTTTGCAAGAAATAGAATCTGTAGGCAAAGAATTAGCCGAGTATAAAGAAAAATTTAAAGAATTAGTAGTTCAGTATCATATTAAAAATAACACAGAGTATTTAATTAATGATAGAGAATAAAGATAAATTACATAATTTTCCGACTGTTAATTGGATAACGTTAGAAAAATCTGTGGATCGTAAAGAATGCATGATTTCACAACTAGATTCTTTAGGCTTAAAACATAATATGATAGAAGGTTATGATGGCTTAACTACAGATTACACGAATAGCCCTATTGTAAGCGGAGACTTTTTTTATCAAATGAATTCTCCTCAAATTGCTATCTCGATAAGTCATGTAAAAAATATAAAGAACTGGTTTGAAAATACTGATGAAAATTATGGCGTTTTCTGTGAAGATGATGTTTTATTTGAAACAGTTAATTATTGGAATTTTACATGGGATGATATTATTAATAGATTACCTGAAAATTGGCAAGTTGTTCAGCTTTCTCTTATTAAAGACAATATATCTGAAGAAGATATGAAATTGAACAAACGTTATAACATAAATTGGAGTGCAGCTTGTTATATTCTTACTCGAGAATATGCTAAATATTTTTTATCTAAATATGTTGAAGACAATGGGCATTATAGCTTAAGAGTTCCTGATGGGTTTGTTCCTTATTCAGAAAACATTATTTTTTTCAATGAGCATCATCCATTAAGACTAAGCTTGCCGCTTTTTACTACTGCTAATTTTCAAAGTGTTTTCACCCCATTGTTTTTTGACGATTCATATACAAATGTGCATTTAAAAAGTTCAAGCTTTATTCTTAATTGGTGGAAAACACAGGCTGATAATAAAAATCAATTAGATATATTGTTTCCTTAAAACTTGAAAACTTGTTTTTTATATAAAAAATAATTAAAATAAATTAAAAATAATGACAAAAAAAGAAACTAAACTGAAAGTCGTCAAAGCTGAAGAAAATATCGGAAATATGGCAGATGAAGAAAATACAAATAAACCTACTCCTGAAGAAATAGAACAATATAAGAATGAATTTCAAGAGGCTCTTAAAGCTTTTTCAGAAGAGAAATGGGCCATTAGCGATAAAGGAAATTTTGCTGCAAACGATGTTGGCTTATTCATTGAAGATTTCATGAATAGATTTGCGTTTTGGTCAAAAAACGGGTGGATGGGAATGATAAAAATGTCAGAAGTTCTTCGACAAGCTATGTTATCTGCAGATGAAGAAACTCCTCTTTTGCTTGATTATCAGGCTCTTGAATTTTGCGCTTATATGTTATCTAATCCGGGTGGAATAGGTCTTGAATTAGCACTAGAATTTGAGAAAATTGCCGATAAGTTCTCAAAAATTGGAATTGTTGTTGGAGAAAAACTTGAAGACGCAAGAAAAAAACTTAAGCATGTTCAATATCTTCAAGAAAAATGGGCAGCAAGTGAACAAGGCTTTTATCTTGCAGATTTAGAGAAAAATGCAGATAAAGAAAATGAGAATGTTTCTATTGATGGAAACACAGTAGAAATAGATTTAACAAAGGAAGATAATTAAAATTTATTTATAGATATGTGCTAAGACTCAAGAAAACTTGAGTCTTTTTTTAACATATAAATTTAGGCATAAATAAAATATATAAAACAAAAAAACGTACACATGGCTACAACACCACAACAATTCTTTTCAAAAAACATGAAATGGTTTGCTTTAGCTTTATTGTTTTTACTTATGATTAAGAGTGTGCAAAGCTGCAACAGAAAAACTCTTTTGAATATGGGATCAAAACAATACATTGAGCAAATAGATTCTCTAAAAACTCTTTACAATAATTATTACAGGGATTCCCAGGACAGTATAAAGAAATTGAATTTCGAACTTAAACTTGCAAACGAACAGGTAAATGCTGCTAACAAAAGAGCTGAAGCTGTTCAATCTGCCGTTGAAAAAGTTCGTTCAAATACAACCATTACTGTTAAAGGCGCTGAAGAAGTTAAAGACACCTCTAAAAAATAAATACAATGAACGAAATTACTCCTGAATTAAGAGAAAAAATTGCGCTATATTCAAAACATTTGCATGAAATTATTCATACAGATATTAGCGATGAAATGCTAAATGCTGTCAATATCAAAAGTGTAAGTATGATTAATGAAGTCATGACTGAATACCCAGCTGAACCACTTTTAATTGTTAAAAAATTAGATGGAACAGAAGAGCGCATCTGGGGATTTGTAAAAATCCCAGAATACTTGAATAATCTCATAGATCAAATTGAAAATTCAGGATACGTTAAAATATAAAAATCATTATATGAATTTAAAAAATTTTAAAATTACAAACAAAGGTCTTTATTGGGGGCTTATTGTTACATTTGCCCTCCTATATTTGTGTGTAGGATTTGTATCAACTTTACACTCAATTACATTTTTCAACTTAGCGAATACTGTTGGCCTTGCAGTACTTCTTGGTATTACTTATGAAATTGGCCAAGCGTCAGTTTTATTTTCGATACTTATGACTAAGAATAAGGATAGATTTTTGCCATGGGCTTTAATGTTTTTATTAACTGCTTTACAAGTCACGGCGAACGTTTATGCTTCATTCAAATATATGGTTATGTCAGGATCTAATGATTGGCAATACTGGCAAAAATCAATATTAATAGGAGTACAAGCAGAAAATGCCGAAATGTATCAAGTAATTATATCCTGGATAGCCGGTGCTTTACTTCCTATCGTAGCTCTTGGTATGACAGCATTAGTAGCTCAAAATATTAAGTTAATGTCAGAAGAAGATGAAAAGAAATCTTTGCCTGAACCTGAAGAAATTCCTGAAATTGAAAAACCCTTAGAGCCTACAATTGTCAATGAGTATGAAAAAGATTATTTAGACGAAGAAATAGCATTAATAGAAGATGCAAAGCCTAAAGTTATTGATGAGCCTATACCCGAAAAAGAGATAGAAACAAAATTAGTCGAACAAATTGAACCAGAAAAACCTGTAACTGCTAAAAAACGAGGACGACCACCCAAAAAAGATGTTGTCGTTGAGCCAAAAAAAGAAAAGGAGCTCCTGCCAAAAGAGGACGTAAGAGTTCCAAAGAAAAGACGAACAGTTGATCCTCTTAAGAAAAAAACGAAAATAAAGAATCTTGACCTTAAGGAACTTCATAAACCTTCGGTAGGTGATAAGATTCTAGAATTAATCGAGAAACAAGAAAAAGATCAGATAAAGGAATCCATTATAACCGATAATAAAGATGTTCTCGAATCACCTGGTGTCTCTCTGGTGCCTCCTGAAATAGAGGATGCAATTCCTTATGTTGAAGGAGGAGTAGAAGTCTTAGATGCCAAGGCAGTTCCAAAGCCTGAAAACGAAAAAAAAAAACTAAAATCGGAAAAGTTTGGTATCCCTATTAGTCCCAAAGAACGCAAAAATTTCGATAGAATTTAACAAGAGGTTCTAAACCTCTTTTTTTATGAAATAAAATTCGTCAAATATTTAGATAAATAAATTAAAATAAATATGTAATTATGCCTATTGATCTTTTTAATCCAACATCAAATAATTATATTAATCCTGAATTACCAGAATGTCCTGGATCAGCTGCTGAAAATACAACTCTTGAATTCTTAAATGGAAAAAAGATTGGAGTAATTTCGGGAAGCGATATATTAGTTTCCATGGAATTAGGTGATATATCTGAAATTGTTACTGCGTGGTCTCGACAAACAAAAATCGTTGAATCTGGTGAAGTTACATTTATTCAGGGATTAACAAAAGGCATTTCAAATCGAACCCAAAGATTTTTATTCGACGGTTCAACTATATATAACGGTGTTGAACATGATTTATACATGAGTGCTAACTTACAAATAAACTATTATAGAAATTTTAGATACTACGATGTTTCATTATTTGTTACTAGTGATCCAGAAAATTCTATAAGATTTGAAAATGCGTTAAATATAGTCTTTGGAGAGAATAACATATCAGTTACTGCAACATACGATCCAAGCGGTTTAACATTTGTAGGTTCACCTGCTGGATATTCATTTGATATTACTTCAATAGATGTTAGTGTATGGTTACCTGATACATCAATATATGGAAGCCCAATGGTTGAAGATGTATCAGCAGAAATTCCCGCCTTTAAATATCCAAACACAGCAATGCTTGGATATGTTTTAAAAGTTACTTATCCTATCGATTCTAATGAATCTGATCGTTTTGTTAACATAAATCATATCCCCGATTATTTAACATATTACGTTTTAAATGAAGACTCTTCATGTTATGATAAAGATTGTGATGCTGTAGATGCTGGAATGAGTGGCCCAAGTACAGATACCACAATTAGTGCCGGAGATTATCTTAATTATGTTGATGAAAATAATTTATGGGAAAAAGTTGGGCCTGTAAAAATATGGATAAGTGTGCCTGATCCAGTTGATTCTAATGATGAAAATTTAATCACAGGATTTTATGTATTTAACCCTCATCCTTATCCTATTAAAATAGACTATATGGTATTTGTTTAAAAAAATTAGAATATGAAAAAGTTAGTTAGAGAAAGTTTAATAAAAGAAAGTTACGGGGCAGGATTCTCAATGTCATCAGGAGGATTTCGCGGAGGAATGGGAGGCATTACACGTGGAGGATTTGGCGGAGCTAATAACATGGGTGGTCCAAACATGATGTACACGTATGAAATTAAGCCCTTAAATCATTCTCTTGAACAAAGGCCAACAACAGCGGATATTGAAATTAATGAAATTAAAGTAGGTTCAATGATAACAGGCAATCCCGTAAAATCAAATGCAAACCCCGGAAACACAAAAATTAAAGGGATTGTACAACAAATAGTTAAAACAGATAATAACTCAATTAAATACTATATTGTTTTTGACGAAGCAACTGCAACTTCGGTTAAAATTGAACCTTTAAGCGCCCAATTAGTTGTTAATGCGCCAATGGCATCATATAATTCTGTAGAAACTAATAGATACAGGCCAAGAAGATCTTTTGTTAGAGAATCGATTTGCATAAATGAAACTTACGATATTACAGAAGCGACAACTGACGTTAAAGATAAAGTTAAAAATAGTCGTAAACTTCCTAAAGAAATGAAAGAAAAAATTTTTCCGTTGATAATGAAAAAGGGAATACACGGCACACAATATAAAAATGGTGTAGTTACACACTTAAAATATTCCAAATCAGGAGTAGGATTAGGTGCAGATAAAAACGGATTTTTTGTTTTTACACATAGAGCAAGAAGTAAATCATACAAAGAAATAGATAAAATTCCCGAAAAAGATATTAAATTCATAGAAAGTACAGGATAATTTTGTATAAAAATTTTCTCGATTAAGAAATATTATTTATATTTACAAAATTATAAGAGGTATAAAGCCTCTTTTGTTTTATGATTTTTAACATTAACTACATTATTAGGTACATTAGAAGTGAATATATAAAATAAAAATGAAAGATTTTAGAAGAAATGCGAATAATATGATAATATGTGAAGAGTGTGGTAAAACATTTAAACTTGTGGGTTCCTTAGCAAGACACATAAAACAATTTCATATTATTACTCAAAAAGAATATTTTGATAAATGGTTAAAAGAAGAAGGAGAAGGCGAATGCAAATTATGCGGAAAGGAAACTAAATTTATGAATTTTTCACGATATTATCAAACTACATGCAGTAAATTATGTAATTATAAATTACTTGGAATTGGTATGGCGTCTACAGAAAGAAGACAAAAAATTAAAGAAACTTGTTTAAAAAAATATGGTGTTGATTCTCCTCTTAAATCTTCTATTATAAGAACTAAGATAGAGCAAGAAAACATTAAAAATTATGGTGTAAAAAATAATTATCAGCGAAAAGATGTAAAAGAAAAAATCAAAAAAACTAAAAAGGAAAAATACGGTGATGAAAAATATCAAAATTGGGATAAACAAAGACAAACATGCTTAGAACGTTACGGAAACGAGTGCGCATTATTAAATATAGATATTAAGAAAAAGACAGCAGAAACTCTTAAAAAAAGATATGGAGTTGAACATCAATCTCAAAATGAAAATGTACATTATAAACAAATGAATAGCGGAAAGAAAATAAAATATTTCAGACAAACTGATTTATGGTATCAGGGTTCTTATGAATTAGATTTTTTAGAAAAATATTATGATATGTTTGAAATACACAGAGCTAATTCCATTATCTATTATTTAAATGGAAAGAAAAAATATTATCATCCAGATTTTTATATACCATCTTTAAATCTCATTATTGAATGCAAAAATTCATATTATGAAAAAAGAGATAAAGAAGTATTAGAAGCAAAAGAAAAAGCCACTATTGCTAATGGCTTTAAATATATAATGATAGTTGATAAGAATTATTCTGAATTTGACGAATTTTTAAGCCAAGGCACGTCAAATTTATGAATACGAACATCAAGTTTTTTGACGTGCACAGAATTTGAAGGAACGTTGAAAAGCATTATCGCGTCATCACCTTCTTTCCAATTTTCATATTGATGAACTGCTTTATCTATAAGTGCTTGATTAAAATGATCTTTTGCGCTCCAATTCTCAAGTTTTTTACGAATATTTTTTCTTATCCATGCTCCATGAGCCATTCTAATTACTTCATCGGGAAATAAGTATGTGCCTATATTCATTGGATTATAAATTCTTCTAGTAGGGTCTGTTGGTCCTGGAGCAGGTCCATTAAATGTATACGTAAAATAGGTTGAATGAATACCCGGAACAAAAGGCCTAAAGGGATAAACAAGATAATGTTCAAAATCTTTATAGTAATTAACATAACTCCAATATGTTATAGGCCACCCATTGGCATTAATCTGTTTTTTAACTTCTACGAATTGATCGCGATCATATATTTCATCTGCGTCTATGTTGAGAATATGTGAAAAACCTTTTTCCCTCATCATTGTAATCCCCATGTTTCTCTTATCTGTTTCTTGTTCTCTATGAGGTTTTCTGTAATCTCCTTGAAATTCAATTAATTCATCTATTAATCCTAATTTATGAAGTCGTTGAAGTTCTTCCATATCCTCTGGATCCATTTTGTTTCCACAGTATGAAACATTCTGATATATAGCAGCAACATGATCAACTTGATCACGTATTTCGCTTATTAACATTTCAAGAAGTTCAGAAGCATCGAAGCTGTTTATTGTTAGAGCTAATCTCTTGATTTTTCCCATATCTAATACGTTTTATTTTTTCTTTTACTTGTTAATTTTAAAAGTTCTTTATCTCTTTTTCGTTTTTTTCTATCCAGTTCTTTTATTTCTTTATTAATTTTTCTAATGTACATGATCATAACAACACCTAAAACAATAAGTGCAATTATTAACAATATCTCTAATGCTTTTTCCATGCATAGGTGTAATTTTTCCAAGTATATATCTGATCATAACAACATTCACATAATTGTCCTGCTCCTTCTACGTAATAACGTCTTTCATGTATAGGAGTGTTTTTTATATAAGGCGTTTCATTAAAACAAATAACACATTTTTCTTTTTTAATGCTAGCATCTATTGGATGCTTTTTTAAGTTTTCCATTTCATAATCATTATTTTTTAATGCCGGTGAATAATTCGGCTTTTATGCTTTTGTCTGACTTATAATTTGATAAAACAAAATCATCTATAGTAAGCTCTAATATGTCATCCAGTGACTTGAGTTCCTTTGTAATTGTTAGATAAGGTAACCTATTAGGCGTTCGTTTTAATTGCTCCTGTGCCATCGGAATATGGTCTAGATATAAATGGGTGTCTCCGCCTATCCAATATGCAATACCAGGAGCCATATTTGAAACTTTTGCTATAATTATTAACAATAATGACATTGAAGCCAAGTTAAATGGAACACCAAGAAAAATATCACATGAACGTTGATACATGTTTAGATCAAGGAAATATTTAGGGATATTGTAACAATCTAAATCTTCGTGCGAAAGAAAATTAGGTATATTCTCAGGTATTAAATTTTTTCTTTCTTCAAATGACATTGGCCTCACAATAAATTGATAAAGAAGATGACATGGGGGAAGTGCCATCTCAGGAAAATCTACTTTATTCCAGCTATCTATTATATGATAACGACTATAAGGATTGTTTTTTAAGCCTTCAATGACATCTTTAATCTGATCTACTCCATTTTGATTTCGCCATTGATAGCCATAGACTTTACCAAGATCACCAAGGTGATAATTCCCTATAACTTTAGAAATTAATCTATAATCTCTTCCTTTTTTAATAGCGTCTATGAATTCTTCTTGCGTTTCAAATCTATAAGGCAGTTCTTCTTGAAATCTTGATTCTAAATTAATAAATTCTTCATATTTTTTCAAATACCAACGATATGCATCGGATGACCAAATATTAACACCGTTATCAACTAAATATTTTATATTTGTATCTCCTCTTAAGAACCAAAGGAGTTCATGAATTATTCCTTTCAAAAACATCTTTTTTGTTGTTAATAACGGAAATCCCTCGCCAAGATCCATTCGTATAGTTGCGTTTGAAATACCTATTGTATTCGGCATGTTGGGTCTTCCTGATTCCTTCTCTACACCCTCTGTTAAAATTTTATCTAATAGTTCGAGATATTGTTTCATTTTATTTCATTTTTATGTGTCCATTTGCATCCATCTATTATTCTATTATACTGAATTCTTTTTCTTATGGTTTCAGATTTTATTCCAGTTTTTTCAGAAGCGTCTTTTAAAGATTTGAATTCATGTAATATTTTATCGGTGTTAATATCAATAACCAAAATAGGTTTTTTTAATTTTTCATGAGATTTAGCGTAATCTGTTTTTCTATTTTTAATAGATTCATACCACGATTCCCAATCTGTGTTATCTTTTATTTTTTGAAGTCTTACTGGATTATAATAATCTATTTTTTGACTTCTTTCTTTAAAATATTTTTTTCGTTCTTCTTCCGTTTTTCCTATTCCATTTAAGTGATCTGCGCGATTACTTTTATGGAAATTCGGATTTGAATAATTTATAAATAATGAAGTATCGCCTCCATCTCCTTCTTCGGGTCTTAAATTCGCCCATTCAGGAGAATTTACTACATCTAATTCATTACTTATTTTTATTCCTTCATTAATTAATTCCTTAACATTAGTTGTTTTAAATACTATTTCAGTTAATATGTCTTTATGCGTTAAATTATGTTTTTTAATATGTCTTAACCAAATTTTTCCACTTCCTTTATATTTGAATGGATCTTTTGTAGTTTTTCCTAAATATTTTAGTCCATGAGGACTTGTTTTAATATACAAATAATAAATCATTTTTATTTTATATATTCATAAAGAGATGGATATAAGTGGTACTTAATGTAAGATTTTCCCTTAAGATACATTTTCTTAGTTGTTAATAACGGAAAACCACCGCTAAGATCCATTTTAATAAAGCCATGTGATAATCCTAACGTTTTAGGCATATTAGCACGCCCGGATTCTTTTTCAACACCGTTATTAAGGATATTTTGTAATAAATCGAGATACTGTTTCATATAAACATAATTTTAATTTATATGAAGAAAATGTTAAGAGTTTTAAAATTTTGTTAAAAAATCATATTTATGCATTACTGATTTCTAACTTACCGCCGGTGCTATTATAGAATGTAAAATTAAATTCACCGTTAAGAAATCCTGCAGTAATTTTTTCTGCTATTTTATTTCCAATTGTTTCTGCCATTTGATTCCATTGTGCAGTTTGGTCCGCAGTTGATTGAGTAATAGTTCCACCTCTTGTTCCTGATGAAGTAGGTGCCGGGGCACTTTTTGCAGCTGTTGCAGCAGCAACTGAGAATGATTCAAACTTACTTACATCTAATTTACCCATCGATTCAACAAGCAATTGAACATTTTGGGCCATTGAACCTATAGACGCTGAAATTCTATCAATTCCATCACTGGATTTTGACATTTTATCTAACGTGTCTATAACCTTTGAGAAAGACTTAAGTTTTGTGTCTATTCTATCTGCACCAGTTAGATCAACTCCCTTCAATTGTGTTTCAAGACTAGATACGAATTTACTTATAGCTGTAACAATTCCCTTTGTAACAACATCAATTTCTATAGGTTTACTTCCTGGAATAATTTGCCCGTTAGCATCAAGTCTCGGTATTTTTCCATCTTCGCCATAATCTGCAAGTTTTTGAATTATTTCAGAGAATGCCAGTATTCCTGCCAATAAACCACTTTTTTCTCTTCCACGAGATTTCTTTTCTCCCATAAGAGCTTTAGTAAGTTTGTCCATTTGTGTACGGGAACTACCACCAATGTTAAAGTTAGGGGCTTCATTACCCATTTCAGTAGCAAACTTTGAAAATGCAGAAACTATGTTTTTAACAATACTTGTAATAGTTATAGGTTTATTCTTCAGTTCCTTAGGATCAATTATAGGATCACCTTTAGCGTCATATTCAATAAAGGTCATTTTTCCTGTTGCCCCTAATTCTGCAAAAGTTCGAAGTGTATCAGAAAAATCACTAATGCCTGAAAGCATACCTTTTTTGCCCATTATTGTTTTCTTGAAAGTATGCATACGTCTTCCAAGTTCACCTTCTCGTCTAAACATTGTTTCTTTACCTACTAATCCTTGAACGAATAGTGTAAATGCTTTAGTAATATTTGTAACTATTGTTGTTATTGGAACATGTACTCCTTGACCAGTTTCTTCATTTCTTACGAATATTTCACCTTTAGCCCCAAATTTTGAGAATGTATCTATTGTTTCAGCAAATTCTGAGATACCAGAAATTAATCCTTTTTTACCTACTAAGGATCTGCTTAATATTTTAAGAGACCTTGCCTGAGTTCTTGTTAAATTTTGTGTATTGTTAATTAATGAATTTAAGAATAATCCAAATGTATCTGCTATTGATTGGGCAATATGAGTTACATGGATTTTTTTGCTGTCATCAATTTTTGGCACTAAATTACCTTCAGCGTCTTCAATATATTCAAGTGAAGCTATTTCACCTACCTTAGAAAATGCTCTCAATCCTGACGCAAATTTTGACAATGAACCCGCAATATTACCAAAAATTTTAAGAACTCTTTTAACCCTTCTAAATTGGACAATATCTCCTCGATCTAAATCAAGACGATTGTCTTGAACAGTTGCATTTGGATCTCCTGTTATTCCACGAATAATACCGTTTAACACA